CCCGTCAAGGTTGCCGTTATTCTCAGGATTGTCCGTGTTCTGCTCGGTCGAGACAACAAATTCATTGTCCCCGGTCGTGATCAAATTGTTGTCATCCACAGCAACACTGACATCAGGCCGCGGGAAACGAATTGTGATTTTTTCCGTCTTGCGAGCAGGAAGCCTGTACGGGTCAAATTCATCCGCACAGCCATATGGACAAACCAAAAGACCCGGAAAGTTCGGGTCGTTTCGCATGATTGCGTGAGGACGCTTCATCTTGCATCGGTCGCACACCGCAATCGCGATGTCCGACATTCCTTCTGTGTCTAAAAAGATAGGCATGGCTACCTCGTATAGACTTGGATTCCGGGCGCAAGGTAGATCGGTCCGCGGTCACGCTCCTCCATCTCTGCCTGCAACAAGTACTTGTCAGCCTGCTGCTCTAGGTACTGAATTCTCGGTAAATCCACCCCGGGAAGCTCTAAAGCCATCCGGTGCGAGAGCATCATCACAGTCGCCTCGTACCATCTCTGGGGAATCTCAATCTCACCCGTCAGCGCTCCGACGTCCATGATCTGCCTCGAGTACCACACCGTCATCTGCACAAAGTCACTTGACGGAACCGGCCACAAATAGATCGATGGCTGGGGAATCGTGCGATCAAACCAAAACTGATAAGGCTGGTTCGCCGTGAAGTTCTTGTTCGGCAGGTTCGTGTAGTCATCACGGTTTAGGCGAGACATCGTGATCTCACGAGAATTGTTTCCAAAGTACAGCTCACGCACCGACAGGGTTGCACCACCCGTCTCTCTCATGCGGTAGTACTGAGCCGTTGCCCCGGTCGTGATGTCATACCAGAGCCACTCATTGTTCACCCAAGCCGTCTCTCCGGGGGTGTATAGCGTGTTCCATGTCGAACCATCATCAGACCACTCAAAGGTCACGTTGAAGAGCCCAGACGTACCGGGAAGCACTCCAATCGACCCAATGTAGGTTGGGTTGTCAGCACCGTAATTGACCGAGATATTCCCGTTCGCAGAGCTCTGCGTGCAGATCGTGTCCACATTGTCGTCAAAGGCGTTCTCAACGTTTCCGCCGGCACTCGAGGCGTAGTCACCAGAGGGACGCTCCATCTGCCTATAAAGGACGTTCAGAGCGTCATTCGCACCCAAGGGGAGGTCGTAAATGTATTTGTCAGCCCTCAGGCCGAAAACCTTCTTCTCAATCGCCCAATACTGAATACCGATGTTGATCAGGTTTGAGAGCAGGAAGTACAACGACTGCCGAGCCGATAAAACCTGCTCAGAGGTCAGCTCTTCAGCAAGCTTGCCGCAACGTCTCGCCCCATGATCAATCAGGGTTTGAACATCGATAACAGTCGTTCCTACGGTTCCTGAGTAAGCCATCTACCACCCCGGGCAATTCCAACGTTTCATCGATGCGCGAGCTCTACTGCCCTTCTCGCTCTTCTCTGCTACCGGAGCCATCCTCGCACAGAATGAGTCCCTGCGCTTGCCCCCCTGAGGCTGTGGAGCCTTCAGGTTTGATCCGGTTTCCCGATTGTACTTTTCCCTGCCTTTAGCCGTAAGACCAGCGCCTTGATCCGCCGGAAGCTTTTCACCACGGCCAATCGCAAGGCTTGGGCCACCCTTTTTAAGGAGGACAGGAAGCTTTTCATATGCTTTTTTCCCTACATTCTTCTCGGTGAACTCTTTGGCCACGGAAGGCTTGATCCCAACCTTCTTTGCGAACTTGGGATTGTTTTCAGCGGCCTTCATGAGCTTGAACTGAGCTTTAGACTTGGCAGGCATTAGACGCCCTCATTCTTGATGTAAATGCCCTCAAACGAGGCCGTAATGAAGAAATTCGACCCAGACAGAGCAATCGCTCGAGCCTCGATGTCTGACTTTTCTGGAATGGGCAAGGGGATCTCCCAGTCATAACGGAATACGTTTGAGTTGACCGTAATGTCCGCAGTGTTCAAAAACACACCCCCAAAAGGGCGGAAGAAGAACTGACCCAACACGTACTGGGCAACGTTATTTGAGGCGGCGGAGAACGTACCGCCCGTGATGTATAGCGTGTACCCAGCCGGTACAGTCCACATGGCCATCTGGGACTGATTGGCGCCTACAGGAATCTCAGCGTAGACGGTAGCAGGTACCCCGGCAGTGACGGTTCCCGTGCCCACGTAAATAATGCCAGCAGCAGTCCCGCCAGAACCAGCAGTAGCAACGTAAGCCATAAAAACTCGAAGGAACGATTTGGTCGTAAGGACCGCGGTCTGACCATCGAGCTCAACGGTTTCACTAATTTCATTGTAATTTGCATCCAGACCCGTCACGACAACCGTTCTGCCCCCCGTCCCTGACGCATCATCATCCGCACTTGCGCTTGACACCTTCATCTGAATCGCAGCGGCAGGATATGCGTACAACCCACCATGCGACCAAATGGTTTCTGTCGATCCATTGATGTCCGCATTATTGCCAAATCGGAACAGATTTTTGTGCTCGTAGATCTGACCACGAGCTACCTGTAACTCAAAGGGCTCGTAAGCCCCCTGTCTTGTAGCGGACGAGATGATGCTCATGCGTAGCTCTTTACCATCTCAAGCACGATGGAATAAGTGTCACCGCTCGTGGCCCCAACGGTCGTGAATCTCACGTCACCCGTCTTGCCATCGCCGGCATTGTTCGCAAGACCCCCAAACATGGAGAAATCCCACGTGTAAGAGCCATCAGCGCCCACTACAAAGGCAGTCACGTCAGTATCAGCATCCCACAGGATATTGACACCCATGCCAGCAGTAGAGGCGTGAATCTTGTTGATCGTCACGCCATCACAGGCTTTACCTGAGGCGCTAGACGATAGGGCAGAAACGTCAACCTTGAGCACAGCGGACTCACCGGTGCCATCACTGACGTTCGTAAATTTCATGATGGCCATTCGCTCGCCATCAAAAAGCGTTTGACTCGTTACTGCGTCAGCCATGATTCGATCCTAAAAGTAAGCGGGGGCCTAAGCCCCCACCGGTTTAGCACGAGCCGCCGTAAGCCTTTTTAACTACCTTAGGACCGTACTTCTCATTCGAGTCCTTCTTGGCAGCTTTCATCGCAGGTGCATTCTCTTTATCAAAGATCTTCTGCAACCTTCCCTGTGCAGGGGTCACCTTGCCACCGGTTTTATACGTACCGGCAAGCTCCGTGATGTACACAGGCTTTGGAGCGGGCTTACGACCTTGGGGCATGGCCACGGGAGCGCCCTCTTTATTAACACTTCCCCCCGTGGCGTAGGCCTTTTTTGCCATACCGCCCTTTTTGTAACCACCTTGACCGTCAACCACACCACCAGTTGCACAAGCCATTCCGCCCTTCTTGTAGCCACCGCCATTACCTAGCTTCACATCACCCGTTTTGGCGGGGGAATGATCAGGTTTGGCCTGCACTACTTTGGTCGACTTGTGGGTCTTGGTCTTGATGATGTTGCCATCGTCAGCGTACTGCTCGTAGGTCTTGGTGTCACCCTCAACCTTGCCGCCTTTTTTGTAGCCACCACCGTTGCCTTTGACGACACCACCGGTCTTCAGGCCCTTGTGAGCCTTGGACGCAGCCATGTCCTCATGCTTTTGCAGCTTAGCCTTCACGCGACCGATTTCCTCGGACTCGTTACGGATCTCCTTCTCGAGCTTTCCACCCTTCTTCATCATGGTGGCAGCAGTGCCCACAGGAGCCGCAGGAGCAGCACCAGAGGGACGAGCAGCCATTGCACGACGGCGGGCGTTCAGAGTGGGCTTCATGGGCTTAGCAGCGGGCATCATGCCGCCACGAGCCATGCCAATACCGGAACCGGTCATGGTTCCAGCACCAGACATGCCGCCGTAGGCCATCTTCTTCTCGACCTTACCGCCTTTTTTGAGCTTCAGTTCAACCGAAGGCTCAGTGGTCATCATTTTGACCATTGGTTTGAACTCAGCCATGGCTCACCTACGCTTTCTGTGCATAAATGACGGTCAGGCGATAAATGCCCTGAGTCGTCGAGATAGTGCCATTGGGGTCCACAGTGAACGCGACCGTGGTGTTCGTGCCGATGTCATCCATGGCCGCACATTGTGCAGTCGTGAAAGCCAGAGCGATACGTCCACCACCAATAACATCCGTGGCCGAAAGGTACTGGGTGCCCGCAGCAGCGGTACCAATTGTGGCGTTGATTGCTGTAGCGGTACCGCCACCAACAGCCTCATCTTGAATCGTGTCGAGTTTGAAGTCGATGATCTGAGAGTCAGCAGGAAGCGTGAGCGTACTCGTAACAGCCGTGCCAGCCGCTACCGTTGTGACAGTAGTCGTCTGAGACACAACAACAAAACCACCATCGGTTGCC